ATGAAAGTTGAAATAAGTAAAAAGCAGAATAAAAAAGCGCCTTTTTCTGTTTATTTACAGAAGGTTGTGGTTTTAAGGGTAGAAAAAAAACACCATAGGGTACAAGACAATGTGAAGGAGGTGATTGTGTTGGGTAATATTGCTGACTATTCAGATATGGATGATGGTGTGGACAGTCCACGTCGATATGTCCGGTGGGGTTCTAAAAGGGTGCTCTTGAGAGAGCCTGAAAAATGCCTCATGTGCAGTAGGGATTATCTGAGTCTCTATCCTGTCAAGAGCTGTAGCGACCACATCGGACTAGAGGAGCTGTAAGTTAGTATTCGGAATCTATTAGTTACTTCAGGGTATCGAGCTTGGCATCTGTTTAGAGGTTTTAGTGTGGCAATTGACTGGTATGGACTTAAATCTGAGTATACGGGAACTGATTGTAGAATCATGGATTTGGCTGAAAAATATGTGTGTCATACCTCTACGATAAATAAGAGAGCCAGAAAAGAGCAATGGGTACGCTTCAAGTATGAGGATACTTATAAAGAGGATGAGATGCTGGAGGGGTCGAGCGGGGCAGAAGATCCCGGTGAAGTAAGCGCTGCGCACAGGGTTCTCTGGAACGGGGTCAAGAAGAGGCTCATAAAGGGGCTCAAGAGTAAGGATGTGCAGCAGGGGCTGGATGAATTGAAGGTTGCCAAGGTTGCAGGCGAGGTTCTTAGCAGCGTGGTAAAGGGTGAAAAACTTGCCTGGGGTATTGGAGACGTTGAACCGGTAGAGATGGATGTAGAGGCTAAAGAGAGTGAGAAAATTATCAGCGAGATGGACTCCCTTACGGCACCACCCGACCCAGGTTCGACTCTGGAGAGAGGGTAAGCGTTTTTGCGTAGTGCCTGCCGGAAGACGAAGCGGCAAGACGGAGTTGGCAAAAAGAAGGCTGGTAACTGCGCTGCCAAGAGAGACGGGTTTTATAGACTCCAGATACTTTGCCGCCGCTCCTACCAGAGACCAGGCCAAGAGAATCTTCTGGAAAGACCTTAAAGAACTTGTTCCCAATGGCTGGGTGCGGCGTATATACGAAACAGAACTCTGCATAAGCACCATCTTTGGCACTGAGTTATGGGTTGTCGGACTTGATAAGCCGCAACGTATAGAAGGTGTGGCGTGGGACGGTGGCGTGCTCGACGAGTATGCGAATATGAGGGCCGGTACATGGACTGAGAATATCCGTCCGGCACTCTCTGACAGGAGTGGCTGGTGCTGGTTCATAGGCGTACCCGAGGGACTGAACCACTATAAGGAGTTGGCTGAGTATGCCGGGTCAGGTGAGGATATTGACTGGGGGCTGTACCGGTGGCACTCGTCCGATATATTACCGCAGGCAGAGGTAGAAGCGGCAAGGCGCGTGATGGATGCCAGAACATTTCGTCAGGAGTACGAGGCAAGTTTTGAAGGAGCTGCCGGGCGAGTCTACTACGGTTACTCTGCTGAAAGAAATCAGGATTCGGGAGTAGAGCTGAAAGACGAGCTGCCGATTTATGTCTGCTGCGATTTCAATGTCGATCCATGTGTCTGGTTGCTGCTCCAGACTGACGGAACTACGGTGTGGGTCTTTGATGAGCTGGTGTTGCGAAACACCAATACGGTTGAGATGAGCAAGGCGTTTCTGGAAAGGTATCCGAGCCACGGCGCCGGAGTGGTGGTTTACGGAGATGCTGCCGGGGCCGCCAGAAGCACGACTGGTAAAAGCGACTATGCTCTGCTGGCAGAGCTGGGGCTAAAGAACCAGAGAGTTAAAAGAGCCAACCCCAATGTCAGAGACAGGGTGAATGCCGTTAATTCGATGCTCGAAAACTCTAACAAACTGGTGCGCCTGTTTCATCATCCACGCTGTACTCAGTTGCGTAAAGACCTTGAGAGCGTTGTGTGGAAAGAAGGATGTAACGAGATACAGAAGTCAGATATTGAAAGAACGCATGCAACAGACGCGCTCGGATATTTTATAGAGAGTGAGTTTCCGTTGCTACTCCACAGACCCAAGTACGGATACCGCTTCTACAAGTAAAAGAGAAAAAAATAAAGGAGAGCACTCAGTGAATAGTGAAGAGTTAAGGCAGGTGCATCAGGAGTACGACAGGTGGGTAGGCGAGTGGATGTTCTATATGCATTCGTATCTTGGAGGAAAGGTCTATAAAGATGGAGACTACCTCTTGCAGCATCCGTTCGAGAGCGCGACCAATTATGCGCGGCGTAAAGAGACATCCTACTACTACAACTACTGCGGCCCAATAGTCGATATCTTTGTCTCCCACCTCTTTAGAAAGCCTGCAACACGGGACTTCGGATCTCTAACGGACGACCTGCTCTTCGGTTCTTTTTATTGGGATGCAGACTACGAGGGCTCAAGCCTTACTCAGTTTATGCGCGATGCTCAACGTCACGCATCTATCTACGGCAGGGTATCAATAATTGTTGATAAGCCCTCCATGGCAGTCTCTACGCGTGCAGAGGCTATTGAGAATGATGTACGCCCGTACCTTACGCTGGTGACACCTGAGAATCTGCTCGACTGGTCATTCGTGCGGCTCGGCTCAGGGCGGCAGGTGCTTGATATGGTGAAGATACGTGAGGAGAATGGACTGTATCGTGTCTGGACCCGGAGCAGTTGGAAGCTATATAGAATAGATCCTGAGACCTCGGACGTCACGCTTGTTGATTCCGGTGAGCACGGACTCGGAACCGTTCCTATGGTTAATCTCTACAACAAGCGGTCTATTGCAAAGATGGTAGGTACTTCCGACCTACAGGATCTGGCTGACATAAATAAGAATATCTATTACCTTTGCAGCGATGCGAAAGAGATAATCGAAAACACGGCTTTCCCAATGCTTGCGGTTCCTTTTGCAAGATCAGGGGCTGAAGAGATGGAGGTTGGCCCAAGGAATATCTTGCAGTTCGACCCCTCTGAGACCGGCGGCAAGCCATATTGGTTAGAGCCTCCGCACTCTTCGTTGAGTGAGATTAGGGAGTGGGTAAAGCAGGATATAGCGGAGATTCACAGAATCGCAAAGCTCGGTGGCGTAAGGTCTGTAGAAGATTTTCGTGCAGCCAGTTCAGGTGTTGCGCTAGACCTTGAGTATCAGCAGCTCTATGCGGCGCTTAGTGAAAAGGCCGACAACCTTGAGCAGGCTGAGATGCAGATTCTTGATCTTTGGGCGCAATGGGAAGGGCTCAGCTTTGACGGCCTGATAGATTACCCAGATGATTTTTCGTTGAAGGATATTGAGCGCGACCTTACGAATGTACTGAAGGCACAGTCGGTGAGAGTAGACTCTACGATATTCGAGAAAGAGCTTCAGAAAAGAGTTGTTACTGCTGTTCTTCCAAAACTTAATGAGAAGACCAGAACCGCAATATTCGATGAGATAGGAAGCGTTTCTAAAGAGTGATTTTAACTGGCTCCGGTATTTAGCAGAATAAGATTTCAACTATGACCGTAGGTATATACCCCTGGGTCTACGGTCAGAGAGTGCGCCTGTAGTTTTTGTGGCGTATGGGGTGGCAAAAAAGGGGGGGGAATGATCTTTGGAGGTTATAGATGGAAAAGGTTGACGAACTGAATGGTGTTTCAAACGGAGAGTATGACGACGGCCGTAGAGAGGCCGGAAGAGAGAAGCTGAGTTTTACGCCTGAGCAGCAGGAGAAGGTGCAGGGGCTGATTGACGATGCTTACAGAAAGGCCTTTAGCAAGGCCCAAAAGAGTTCTGGCAAGATTGGGGAGATAGAAAGGCTGGAGAGCGAAGTTGTAAGGTTGAGAGAGGACAAGCAAAGAGCAGTGCTCTACAAGTCTATCTCAAAGTACAACGTCGTGGATGCTGAGGAAGTAGCCAAGCTTGTTGGCGAGAATATTGCCATGGATAGCGGTGGCAATAGCGTTGTCGTTAATAGTAGTGGTGGCATTATGACAGGTGATTCAGGCAATAGTGTAGGTGTTGATGAGTTTATAGAAGGCTGGCTGAAAGAGAGACCGCATCATCTGAGGTCTTCCGTAGTAACTGGAGCAGGTTCTCGTAGCTCTGGCTACAGGTCAGAGTCTTTTAATGTGAATCTCTCAGACCCTGCGGCGTGGCGCACAATGTCTCGTACCGATCTCGACCGTTACCTGAAAGAAGGCATTAGCATCCCCGGTTCGTCAGGGCAGATCTATAAATTTCGCGATGTCAAGAACCCATTTCTAGAAGCCCGTAAGCGTAAGTTCAAGGCTGGTGGAGATTGATTGTAGATGTACTAGTAGAGAGAGATGAATATAAATAAAGAAGGAGTAATAGAGTAATGGCAAACGAAGTAACAACAAGCTCTGCGGGAGAACTCGTGGCAGCCGAGATAGTTTCAAGACTTGTAATAGATGCGGCGTATTCAGAGGCTGTTATGCCTTCGCTTGTACGCGTAGCAGATATAAGTACCGAGAATAGCCTTGATGTGAAGTTTCCGCAGTGGCCAGTGCTAGCGGCACTCGACCTCACAGAGGCAGATGACATGCTTAACAGTGCTGTAAACACTACGTCAACGAGTGTTAGTGCCGCTGAGGTTGGAATCATGATTACGGTAACGGATATGTTGCTTAACAGCTCTTCCGTACTTGGCGGTTTAGAGCCTTATGCAATAGAACTCGGTAAGGCCCTTGCCAATAAGATAGATACCGATCTCTTGGCAACCGTTAGCAGCTTCACCAATACGGTTGGATCTACGGGAGTAGATATCACAGAGACCAATTTTCTTGAGGCTATCTATACTCTTGAAGCCGACAACGCAAAAGGCCCGTTTGTAGCCGTGCTGCATCCGATACAGATACATGATCTCAGGGTCAGCATAAAAGATTCCGCAGGGTCGCTCTGGGGTGGGCCTTCTGCTCCTGCTGGAGATCTCGGCGCCATGGCGAGCCTTTACGGTGTTGATGTTTTTCAGTCTACGAACTGCGCCTCGGTTAACGTGGATGCGGACAGGCAGGGCGTGATGATGCCTCTTGGTAACCAGTCCGGTATTGCATATGTTCTGAAGACCGGAATAAACACCGAGCTTGAAAGGGATGCATCACTTAGGGCAACAGAACTCGTTGTAACCGGAATATACGGTAAGGGTTGTGTTGATACCAGCGCCAGTGGTGGCGTAAAAATAATTACTGACCACGAATAAGTAGTGTACCGATTGTGGTGGGAGAGGGGCGTCATGCCCCTCTCCATAATAACTCAGGGGGGTGGACATGATTGCCGTTAAGGAGTCTATCTTGAAAAAAGGCTATGTGCCACTGGCAGTAAATAGCTACGGTGGAATATCTTGGCAAGGAGCTGTCTTGGAAAATTTCTGGATGTGGAACCGGCAGTACAACGAGTACGAAGGCGGTATAAAGCACATACAGACAGTTAAGGTTACGGAGCTTAGTGACGCGGCCATCAGGTATTGGAGAGATAAGTGGGTGCCTGTAGCGCCTATCGACGAGACTTTATTGAGACGTATGGAGAGTTCACTGAGGAGCACTCAGGCGCGCGCAATTAAAGAGAGACCTTTACCGCCGGATGAGTTTTTAGACTTCCACGAGGCAATACCGGTTAAATATTTGGGGCCCGAAGTAAGGGAGCTTTTGGGTATGAAGCGGCTTAAGAGTGCCAATTTGGTGCTAAAGAAGAGTTTGCCGAGCCATGTAATTGAATCGTATAAGCGAACAAAAGGGTGATCGGGTATGAGTGGTAGGCAGGTAGTTGAGAAGCTTGTAGGGCGTATGTATAAAGATTACGAGAAGGTAAACGGTAGGCTTCCCGGTGCTAAGGCAGTACGTGTGATGGAGCAGAAAGCTGTTAAGGCGGCTACCAAGGTAGATAGGAAGCGGTGATTCTAAGATTCAGTTGTATGATTTGGAACAATTTTATGCTGCAGAACTTTACAGGCGAAGAGCTGGCGATTCTTCTTAGAGCATAGGTTGAAAATAGGTATTGATAATTGAGGGAGAGAGTGTGGCTGAGATCTTAGGAAGAGCACAGGACAACAAGACCGGTTCGGTACCGAAAGGTTGCTTTGTAGAACTGATGGCGAATGGCGGCGGCGACGGGTACGGTCTGCCTGAGTGGTTTGTTCTTAAAATTCCAGACGTACCGATGAAAGACTTTAGGGCGTACTTCAAGCGCTTCGAGCGGAGTATCGACTACTCCGTTGTGAGTCACGATACAGTCCTCGACGTTTACCGCCTGAAGGTCTTTAACGCCGACGTAAGCGCAAGCGGGAACGGCGGCATAACCCGGGCTGACGTCGAGGCCTTCCTGAACAGGTGGAGAGCGACGGTTGTAAGTATAGCCGCGAACGAGGTCGTCTTCGACTTCGACGTGTATGAAGCTATCGTCTCTCAGGGCTTCTGGGAGCCGCCCGTAGAGAGCTTCACCTTCACAAAGGTCGGTTACGACCCCGGTACCGGCCTCTATACCGTGAGCGCCGTCTACACAGAGGGGAGCCCGACCTATATTGAGAACTGGATTGAGAGAGCTGGCGGCGACGTTACGGCGCATACAGCAGGTACGGTCGAGTTTACGATGGACCGGGCAATAGTCCTCGGCCTCTTCAAGCAGTTCGTAAAAGATATGGCCGAGACGGTGGTTCACAAGACGCAGTTTTACATACAAGACGGGGTGACAGACGCAATCATAGCCGCCGGTGGGCGTATGACTGTTACGAAGGCGCAGCTCCTCACCTACGTCAAGAACAGACAGGACGATTAAAATGATAACTCGGTTTTATCTTATACCGTTCGAGACGGACTCGGGGAAGATGGACGGCCTAGTAGGTAAGCCGAAGTACGTAGACCTCTTTCCGGTCGGCAGGGCTACGGGTCTGGTTTCAAAGGAGACCTCTCTCGATAGGCTCAACAGGACGTGGCTCCGGAACTTCTATATCGTAAAGTTCACGACCGCCGAAGCTACGAACTTCGCAGAGCTCGACGCTCAGGCTGACGTTATCCATATCACGAAACAGAAGATACTCAACAGCGTGGCTAAAGTTCAGGCGCTCGGAATTGATACAACTGGACTCAGTGCTTCGACAACTCTTCAGCAGATGCAAAGGCGCGTTCGGTTTTGGCTCACTGAAGAGGATAAAGACTTCGCGGAGATATAAGTATGTTCGATTTTTTTAACGATAGCGACGGTACTGCTCTTGCAACTCACGACGCGAAGTGGATTAATCTCTCCACCACTTACGTTATTAGCGGTTTTGAGATTAACAGTAATATAGCTGAGGCGATTAATATATGGGAAAATTCGGCTGGCCTCTACGATAATAGTCAGTCCGACGACCAGATGAGCCAAGCAGTATACGTAGGGGATGCCAGTATAGACGCCTCTTCTTACCGCAGACTTCTCGTAAGAGGGTCTGAGGACTCTAGCTTCGGCTATGAGACATATTTCTCCAGTATGTCAGGTGGTAATTTTACCGCTATGACACTGATAAAAGATGATGTTTGGACGGACTCAGTATCGGGACTCTCTTATCCTATCGCTGATGACCATACTATTAGGATTTCAGTTTCGGGTCAGAGTACCTCTACAGTTAAGTGCTATGTTGACGGTACGGAAGAAATAAGTTTTGCCGATTCAAGCTTTCCTATTCTGAGTGGCCTTCCGGGCTTCCGATGTAAGGGTGCTTTACTAGTGCTTTCCACTCGGTACAATAACTGGACGGACGACGGCGATTGCAATATGTACGTTGACCCAGACGCGACCGGAGCGGGGGACGGTACGAACTGGACGGACGCCTTCACCACTCTAAATGCTTTTGATACGAACGAAGAGATAGACCTTCAATGGGCTATGCTGAATATGAAGGCTCACTGTAGAGCGTCTTCAGGTAGCGCAGATGGAACAGCCGTAGGCATAGACCTGAGTTCTGCGGGTTGGAATCCCGGCATTTCGAATCAACTTATTATACAGGTTGATGAAGCCGACAGGTGGAAGGGTGCGCTCGATACCTCTAAATATAGACTCGACGTTAATCAAAACGGTGCAACTTTTGAATTCCTTACTTCGGGCGGTTATTGCACAGTAGATGGGCTGCAAATTTTTAACAGTAGTACCGGTTATCATGGTCAACAGCTAAACGGCGGTCTGGCTATGAATAACCTGATCTTCAGAAATCTTTTCCTGAAGTACACGGGTTCAGGTTCTACTTCCTATAGATGTCTCAGTCTTCCCAATTCTGGTAATGATGATATTGTTGTTGAAAACTGTGTCTTTGTTGGTGGTAATTACTGCACTTATATTTGGGCTGACTCTGCCGCAAATATACTCATGTATAACTGTATAGGTTACGGCGGCGATTACGGCCTTTCAACAGGTTACCTAGATGCGGTAATTGTAAACTGTGTTTCTATCGGAGCCTCAACAGATGGATTTGGTAGCGGTATAAGTGGTTCAAGGAATAACTGCTCCGACCACTCACTCGCCGATTGTCCTGGCACGAACGGCAAATACACAACGCAGGCAGACAGCGACCTCTTTGTAGATGTTGCGAACGACAACTTCCAAGTTAAGGATGCTTCCTCCGACCTTTATCAGAACGGAGTCGGGCCCGCAACGGACAGTGCCGTTCCTGCTTACGATGAAAATGAAGTAGCAAGGAGCGGTAGTACTTGCGAAATAGGAGCCTTTGAGTTTGTGGCCGCAGGTGGGGGTGGCGTGGAAATTTTCAGAAGAAGAATAGGGGGGTACTAAAATGCAGAGCGTACACTTAAGAAAATACGGCGCATCGGCCACAATCAACTTCGACCTCTTTGAGGTAGACGGAATAAATCTCAGGGTAGATGCTGTTCATGCCGCCGGTGACTCGAAGATAATGAAAGACGAGGCCGATGAAGCAAGCACCACTAATAGCTTCACTGATGAGGGTAATGGTTACTCTCTTGTGCTGACCGCTACGGAGATGCAGGCCGCCCGTATCGTTATCTATTTAATAGACCAGACCGCCACGAAGGTGTGGCTCGATCACGCAATAGTTCTAGAGACATATGGAAACGCGAGCGCACAACATGCCTTCGACCTAGACACGGTCTCTATTGCTCAGACCGGTGACTCTTTTGCCCGGATAGGAGCGACTGGCTCAGGGCTTACAACTCTTGCTACTCAAACACTCCTTACAACGGTTGCCGGGTATATAGATACCGAAGTACAGGCGATAATAGATGAGCTTGCAAACGGTACGGACGGGCTAGGTGCGCTTAAGGCTCTGCTAGACACGCTGACCACAAACGTCGCTACTGTTGACACTGTGGCCGACGGTATTCAGACCGACCTTAGTAACGGTACGGACGGGCTTAGTGCGCTGAAAGCATTACTTGATGCGATACCAACTACAGCGATGAGAGGTACGGATGAAGCTAATACAACTGTGCCGGATGCTGCGGGTGTAGCTGCATCACTTATCGGTGCTCTCAACAACTTCGACCCTGCAACAGAGACGGTAGACATTGGTAAAATATCGGGTTCGGCTACTGCGGCGGACAACCTTGAAGCATCAACTGAGGTAATAGTAATCGGCGCGGCTACTGGTACGCCCTCCACCACGGAGATGACGACCAACCTGAGCGAAACCACTGACGACCACTATAACGGTCGCATTATTATCTGGACGTCCGGGGTGCTCAAAGACCAGGCAACGGATATAACGGATTACGTAGGCGCCACGAAAAAGCTCGTCTATACGGCCACCACAGAGGCCCCGTCTGCAAGCGATACATTTGTGGTTATTTGATTATGGCGCAGAAGACAAGATTAAGCCCCGTCGGCATACCGAACTCAACGGCAATATTTCTTCCCAAGACCAGGTATGTTGCATCCTTAAGCAGGCCGGTAGCGCGAACTGTTATCGGTAGAATTATAGGTAAGGTTAGAGTACATAGACAGAGTTCACGAGTAGTAAATAGAACAGATAAAGCAAAGGTGGTTAAGCCATGAAACAGCAGTTTCTTTTAGATGCCGTAGCGGATTTCAAGACCTATGTATATGAACATAACCTCAAGGTGGTGCCTACTCTTGCAACTATCACAATCTACAGTCCGGGTAGCGAGAGCAAGATAATAGATGTTGCGGGCATGGATATAGCTGTAGACGGTCTGTTGTCATACTCTTTAACGGCTGAAGACAATGGTGTTGTCGAAAGCAATTATAAGGTTGTGATCGCGTACACTTATAACACCGTAACGTATTATGCAACTCTCTTTTATGATGTGGTTTTGAGCAGGCTGCTAAAGGTTATAACGGATGATGATGTGGTGATTGAGCTGCCTCAGCTTAGAGAAAGCGGGTGGCGAGCGCATGGCACTGCTGAGAGCGGTAGTGTCACGACGCTGGTGGATAATGAGCTTAAACGGTTTGACGACGACTACTTCACCGGCGGAAGCCTTCGCTCGCTCGACAAGGATGAGGTTAGAGAGGTCATTGGTTTTGTCTCTTCGACAGGTACGGTTACGACCAGTGCGTTCTCTTCTGGGATAACTACTGATAAGTATGTCATCACGCGTTCGTACTCGCAGGAGATACAGAGAGCCTTTGAGAAGATTGACGAGAAGCTTGTACGGCTTGGTCGTCGCTCCGAGCTTGTGCTCGATCCTTATGATTTAAGAGAGGTGCATATATACTATTCTGTGGCGGAGGCATGCAAGGCGCTTGTTACTCAAAAAGGCGACTTCTGGTGGGAGATGTGGAAGCTGTATGAAGTTAAGGCCGATGAAGCCTTCTCAGGCATAAACTTCAAGTATGACTCTTCTCAGAATGGGTATATCTCTGAGAGCGAAGAGTCAATGCGGTTGGGTTCCATGCGCTCATCACGTAGTTAAGAGCATAATGGTTAAGGTGATTTAGAGTTTGCTGTTTTTGAGTTTATAAAGGAGTCCAGTGAGTAATCTAAGTACGGTAAAGGCAGTGACAGATAATATCTTATCGGTCTTGAAGGTAGAGGGAATCAACTTCTCTTGCAAGACATACGACTCTAAAGAGCAGATACCCGCATCGATAATACCCTTTGGAGAGTTGTTTTATCTGGGCGAGGATTTTGAGTTCACGCATTCCGGCAGCTACGGTTATGTGGAGGCGCGATTTCGTGCCAACGTTACCCTGGATGCGCACGACCCTGTTCAGACTATTCAGAGGGAGCAGGGTTGGGTTCATGCACTTCGTAGTGCATTAACGGTCTCAGCGCTGAATAGCGGAGAACTGGCTTCAACGAAGCTTGTCTCCAAGGTAACGACTTCAAATATGGATATTGAAAATAAGGAGCGGTTCTCAGTTCTCTCATTCAAAATCTCGGTCAGGTATAGAGAGGGTTAGCGGTTGAGAGTTATTGCAGTCATAAACAGAACAATATAAGGAGTAAATAAGATGGCGGAGAATAAAATATATATGGCCCTTGGTGAAGAGAGTGCAAGGGGTACGAAAGAGTCAACTATCGTGGGGTTCATACCGTGCCTGAGTCCGGGTATACCGAAGATGGAATTCGATGAGAAGAGGCGGGCTGAGTACCGGGGGGAAGATGCGGTAACTGGAGATAGCGCCGTAACGCGCTTCAGTCGTAAATGGTCAGGTTCGATTGAGATGCCTTTCTACACCGAGGCAGGCACCGAAGCCGGTATGGTAGGCACGTTATTGCGCCACTTCTTCGGCTCTGTATCTACTACGGAGACTCCGACCGGGCAGTATAACCATATGATGTACCCAGTATCGGATCCGTTCGATTCAGCTAACCTCGGCACAAAGGCGTTGACGCTAAACCTCAATATAAATGAGGGTGCTGTCATGAAGAACTGGCCTTTTGTTGGCGGAAGAGTTAAGTCGGTCTCTTTCGATCAAGAGGCAGGCAACCATCTTAAGGTAACGGCAGAGACCTTTGGGCAGTTTCGCGCCGCTATAACGTCTGAAATTGGTTCGCCCGCATTTGCAGCAGAGAACCTGCGGTGTGATTATAACAACCTGAAGCTCTATACCGGTACGATTGAGCGCACGGGCTCAGCCCCGGACTATACGGATTTTATCTTTGCCGATGCAACGCAGATATCTCCGGATAAGGTCTCTGTTAAGATTGAGAACGGTATGGAGGATGTGCTGCGCCTCTCCGGTGGCGAGATCGACTATGCGGACAAGACGCGTATGGGAAAGTTTAAGGTAACCATTGAGTTTACCATCGACTGGGAGGACCCGAATAGCGGCTTCTCTTCCGTCGATGAGTTTACGTCATGGGTTGATGCGAGTTACGAGACCAACTTCTTGCTTCACTGGGACACTGGGACTGTAGCAGGTAGCGGAGGTACACACGGCCTCTATATAGATATTCCGAGAGCGCAGCTGACAGGAGGCGACCCGAGCTACAGCCTCGATAAAGACCCAATGGTTACCTTTAAGTACGAGGGGCTCATCGATTCGACTACCGGGTATATGGTAGGTCTTCTGCTTAAGAATTCGGCTTCGTCGGTCTGAGGTCTATATAGATAAGTTGTGCCGGGATAAAATGATAAAATTAATTTTCAACTAGGAGGAAGTCATGGCAATTGTAAGTTTCGATACAGAGTCGGTTATAGATTACTTGCCTGAGTACGGGGGCAACCGCGACACTATAGACCCCTGCGTGATTAGGCTGAAGTTCGTACCTTTTTCGAGGTTGCAGCAGTACTCGCGCCTGCTTGCCGCCCGCACTAAGGGCGTAACTGACAGTGCCAGAGTTTCGGAAGTTTCGCAGTCGATACAGAAGAAGCAGTTTACCGACAATGTGGAGTCCGTATCAGGTTATTTTGTCGAGTCCCGCGAGGTGACCGACCCTGAAGGTTTCTACGAGACCGCCGATACCGAGCTGGTGCTCGAAGTAATCAGCGCCATGGAGTCGCACGCCAAGTTGTCAGAGGGTCAGAGAAAAAACTGATAGCGGGCTTTCGTTGGAGTCTGCTAATCTCGAAAGACGGAAGCCCCTTTGGATGTGAAAGTTGTACTGATAAAGATAGAGATGCCCGTAACTGCTGTAATAGAAAAGAGCTGACCGAAGCCGCAAGGGCCGTGGACTCTTATACGGACGACGTTGTGGAGGAACTGAAAGACAAGTCTGCGACCAAGGTCTTCAGGCTTGGGCGTATGCGGCTCTACGAGTGCCCTCTGAGCTACATAAGCGAAGAGAGCGCCGAGATCATACGGTTGGTCTTTCTGGTCGAGGGCTCAACCTCTCTGCTGCTCTCCGGCGGCTGGGGCGCGCAGCCAGCCTGGTTTGTAGAGGCGTATGAGATTTACAGGGCCGAGTTTTATAATGAAGTAAAGGATAACGAGAATGGATCCACGACTTAAGGAATCTTTACAGTTTAAAGGCGATTATAGTGTCAGCCTTGATAGGCTCAATGCCGCGAATGCCGCCCGAGACAAATTAATTGAATATTGGAACAGATACTTAAAGTTTGAAGGGGATTTTTCCGCAGGCCTTGAGCGCTTTAGGGCTACTGTAGATACTACAGTCTCTAAGATGAGTGGTGGTGCAGCAGGAAAAGGTGAGGGCAATGATAGCCAAGGCATCTTTTGGTTTACGAAGGAGGGTGATAAAGATAAGCCTAAAACTGAGTATGGTGCCGCTTATATTGCCAAAAAGAACCAATACGATAGTCTTGTAGTACTTGCAGAGGAACATTCTAGTAAGAAGATTGCGCTTAAAGAGAAAGAGTATACTGCGTTAAAAGGCTTTGATGAGTTTCATGCTGCTTATACAACCTCAAAAGTGAACATAAGAAATAAAGCCTATTCTGCCATGGAGAAGCAGATGCTCAGCCTTGTGGAGACGAAGAAGTTCTCTGTGAAGGCCTTTGGTACTGCTGTTGCTCAACAGGTCAAGCTGGAACTCGTCGGGCTGGCGGCGAAGGCTGCGGTCTGGAGTCTGTTCGAAGTTGCCATGGGCTTTAAGGACCTTGCTACGCCAGGCATGCAGGGGTTCGCTGCATTGCACTTTAAGTCTGCCGCACAGTTTGCCGCTGTCTCTGGAATGGCGTTAGCAGGTGCGGCAGTAGTACAAAGTGTGGCATTTGGTGGCGCAAAGAATGAAAGTGCTGCAAGTACTGGTTCTACTGCTGCCAATAGCCTCAAGTCTGTAGTGCCTGTAAAAAGTCTCAGTTCAGAGCCTCAGAAACAGACCCAGCAGGTAACAATAGTTATTAACAATCCCCTCTCTGAGCAGAACTGGGATCAGATAGCGGAAGATAATATCATTCCGGCAATAAATTCTGCCACAGATAGGAATATAGAGCTGAAAGTTGTGAGTGTCTGAATAAATGGATACTTTAGCATTAACCATTTGTGTGTTGTCTGGCTATGTGTTATCATTGTTTTGCAACTTGGGTTGATGAAATTCATTTATTCAATTAAAGGAGGCTCCTCAATGTCTAGGCCCTACTATCACCTTACGGTATTCACGGTTTTGATGTTTTTTCTGTTACTAACTGGCTGTACTTATCTTGTTGGTACATCTAGACAACCTATACCGATTGAGCCGAGAATCTATGTTGCTGAGTATGGCAAAGTATGGAACAGCGCGCTAGATGTCCTTGATGAAGAGGGTTATGTGATAGCGCAGATGGATAAGAGTAACGGTTATATAGCAACCGAGAGAAAAGAGGGTGAACGGTACAGAGATAAAGTTAGCCTCCGTATTTTAGATAAAGGGGAGGAGGTTACTGTTATAGTTAATTACTACTTTGAAGAGAAGACAACATATACACATCTAAGTACCGGGGCTACGTCATACTCTTGGTGGGAGACTGGAAGTGATGGTTATTTTGAAAAAGGTATTCAGAATGAAATAGCTGAGAAGTTAGGACTTGCAGAGTAA